AGCGATGATAATTGCCATAGGCTGCGCGCCGTTCGTAATACGGGCAAACTCCCTTAGTAGATGCTCGCCCTCCGCTACTTCCTCCGCTTTGGTCCGCTTATCACGGTGGGTGTTACTCATGAGGGATCGTCGGTGCTTTTGGTAGCCGCTCCTCTGCCATCCGCTCCTCTAGCTTCTGGCTGTTGACGATGGCATCGCCATAGCTCCGCATCGAGTCCCGGGTTACTTTTAGGTGGTTGATGTAATCGCTGACGCGCGTCGCTAAGGCACGGGATGCCTCCTCGATGTTCATCGCTAGCTGATCAGCTTCCTGGCTGATGAGTTCGGCTTCCTGCTGTGCCGTTACCGCGAGCGCGCGGATGTCATAGGCTACCGAAGTGCCGCTAGCGCGGATCGCTTCCGACGTCAGGGTGCCGACTTGTGGGTTGTCTACGATCACCGGCTCGTGACCGCCGTTAGGCTTTACTGTTTCTGCCATTTAATTTCTCCTCTCGAATGGCCGCCATTGACTAGACGGTCTGTGGTCTAGCCAGCGCGGGTCTATGGTTTCTATGGGTACCCAGCGCGCGACAAAGCTTTCGACCTGCGGCAGATACCGGATGGTCTGTACTTTGGTTGGCTGGTTAGTTGCTGTTTCGGTGCTAGGATCGCTTGGTGCCCGGACCACTCGCTGCATATGACGAGGCTCGTCATTACGCTGCAACATGCGGGTGGCCCGGGTCCTCTCCGAGCGTGAGGGACTAGGAACAGAACGCTCGGTAGCCCAAGCCAACTGATCTTTGGGCAGTTTGGTTCTACCTGTGAACCAACAACGCTTGCCATCAATCAGCCGGTACTGATGATACCCTGAGCCTGCGCGCGATTTGCAGAGCGTTACGCCTGCATCCGCTACGGCGGCTCCGGGTACAAATAAGGCTAGTAGAACTATTCGCCACAACATTCTTGGTCGGTCCACCAAAACTTTAGTACGCAACCGCACGAATTTAGGTGGGCGTCGCCCGGCAGCAGCATACAGGCGACGCCCGTTCGCGGCGTGAGGGAGGTTCGACCCACACTGCGAAAACGCATGTACACTACAATAGATTACAGGTCGGTTGGTCGGTATTCCCGCCACGGCGGCGGTAGCCGTTACCTAGCCTAACGCGCGGCGCATGTAAATAGCGTCTTGCGAATTCGCAAGTTGCCCGATACTGTGACTTTCCGTTTCGCAAGACAGGCGGGGCTACATGGACCTGTACGTCATCGGCGGTGACAAGCCGCCGCAAAAGGTCGGCCTCGCGCGTGAGGCTAATGAGGAGCTGATCACGCTCCAGGCGGCGGGCATCGGACCATTACAACTCCACCGCGCCTATCCGCTCGCGCCGGGGTGGGATCAGCTAGCGATGCGGATCGCCTTAATACCGCTGACGCCCTATGCGTCGAATAACGGCTGGTTCAACGTGCCGCCGTTCATCGCCTGCATCGAGGCAGACAAGGCGTTCCGGTCGACGCAAGTACCGAAGGCCGACACCCTGCCGAAACCCGACTACGGCTACATCATGCGAATGATCCGCACTACCGTATTCGGGTGCAGCCAGGACGTTATCGCTGCCATCTGTGGCTGCACCGGAAGCCGGGTCAGCCGTTGGGAGTCCGGGCAACTAGAACCTGGAATGCTCGAGATCCACAGGCTTCGCTCGTTCGCTATCGCGCACGGAATACCGTGGGACGACAGCCAGCTACATCAACTGTCCGATGTAGACGTACGGCTGACCGCGTAACATCTGAGGAGAGACACATGGCTGAAAAGCAGATTGCGCAACCTAAGTTGGAGAAGCTGGTTAAGGAGCGGCGCGGCCTCGAAGGCCGACTCAGCGCCGAGCGGCAGGGATGGGGCGAGAAGATCACCAAGGCTGCTGACGTAGACCACCTGAACAAGTGGGCGTTCAACACTGTCTACGCATTGTCGAAGCGCGACCCGGCGCGAGCGGCGCACGACATCCGCGCGCTACAGATCTACATCGATTACCTCGGCCTCGCGGCGCAAGGCGATTTCGATGAGGTAGCGGGTGAGGAGGACGACACCACTAACGTCGTCGAGCTTAACGCCGTACACGACGTCCTCGACAACGGCGGGGCGGCGGCGCTCGACCGGCTACGTCGTTCGTTGAACGATGCGAACAACCCCAAGGACATCAATCGCGGCCTCGATCGTTTCATCAAAGACTGGCCGTTGCTCGAAGTACAGGCGCATGAGATCGCGGAAACCCGCATCGCCCAGCTACCGCCCGAGGAGGAGGAAGCACCCCGGCGGCGGCGGCGGCGCGCGGCGGCTCCGCAAGACGCGGCGTAGTGGATCGCTTCACGGCATTCGATGCAGCAACGAGAACCGGCGTAGCCTATGGCTGCGTCGGTACCGCACCGGCCTTTGAGACGTGGGATCTGCGACGTGAGAGCCGGGGCGCGGCCGGTCTAGCGTTGATGAGCAAGCTTTCCGCGCACCTAAGCTCGTTCAAGCCTGACATGGTGTTCATCGAGGAACCGCTTGCGCCGGTCATCCTTAGTAAGATCGGCGCTACCGCTGACACCGCTATCATGCTTCCGGGTTATGTGTTCCTAATTGAAACCGTATGCGCCAGCGTCAACACCCCCACCGCGCTATACAACCGGCAGCGTATTCTCACGCATTTTACCGGGCGCGCCACTTGGCCTAAGATAAAAGGGCGCGCTAGTAATGCAGGCAAGCTAGCCTGCGAGAGCCGCTGTCACCAGCTACGCTGGCCGGTCGCGGATCTTGAGCAAGCCGATGCCGCCGCCCTGTGGGACTACGGGGCTGCACAAAGGCGGGCCGACCTCTGGGCGCGCTTCGCGTCTGACCGACCACATAGGAGTTTTACAACCTGAAAGGACCGACCAATGATACCAGAACGCAACCGTGCAACCTGTGAGTTCTGCCATCAGGAGCTAAACGTACAAGCTAACGGCGTTCATCAATTCACTAAGGGCTGGGTTAAGATCCGCTCTGGCGGCGGCGGTCATGGCATTTCACTACCCGAGCGCGAACCCCGCTGGGCGCACGGCTACTGTATCGACCGCCTAGCCAGTGGCAAATTCAGCCAGAATGAACTGTTCGGCACCGAGCCTACTAACGCCACGCGCGAGAACAACCGCCTGATCCATGAGAGTTGTGCCGTCTGTGGTTCGCGGGATGCACCATTTGGCGATAAGGTGTCGCTCATGAAGGACCGGCTCGGCATGTGGTACTGCATAGACCACCGGCCACAACAGGAAGGATAAAATGCACACGATAGACGAGCTATACCGCAACGCGGACGTTCTTCAGCGCCGCCTTAAAGGATCGCCGCGCGTCGACCCTAACTCGATAGCGGAGCTAGCGACCGTCGTCGTGCGACTCATCACCCTGATGAAAGACAGTGGCGTTCCTAGCATCAACGAGCCTGCGCCCGCCGAACAGATAAAGGCAGAAGCCGCGAAAGACCAATAGGTTAGCGGTAATGCACAGGGGGGCTTGTCTTTTCGTAGGAAGTAGGCGTAGCCTTCGCGTCAGACACCCGGTGCTCCCGCCGTATTCTGCAAATAGCGAAACGCCCCTCCGCTGAAAGAGGGGCGTCTGCTAGCAGAGCCGGAGGGCGACCGACCAAAGCTACCCAGCGGCTAGCCATCAAGTACCGAGCCGGAAAGGCTCAACAGCTCGATACCTAGCCACAGGTTAGTGAATAAAGTCGGTCTGAGCAACCCTGTGTAGGTTTTTAAGTCTCCGCGTGTTCTACGAGCTAATGCACCCGGAGCCGTTCACGCCGCCTAGCCTTTACAAGCGAAGCGGTGAGACTTTCAGCCGATGTTGGGTCGCATGAACGCGGTTGGGCTGAGTAGATAGCGGGTTGTATAGACCCGCGCCTAGTACGGGTGGGCAACCTACCGTACGGGTACTGGCCGGGGACCGATGGCTCAGAATTGCCCGGCAACTGTCGCCGAAAGGCGGCGGTATAGCCCCCCTGCCCTCTCAATGGGGGTAAGGGGGGCTATAGAGAAGCCCTGCTTACCGAGAACTCAGTCTAACGATAAGAACTCCTCTTAAAGGTTCAGCATACTCAGTAGGAGTAATAGGAGGAGGTGTAGCCCACTAGCGACTAGGAGTTATAGGGAGAGGTGTGTCGATTTCACCGAGGTTGTAGACACAACTCAGATTTACAACCTCATCGAAATAGCTGGTTACAAGTTGCAAATCCCGCGTTACCTGCGAGCATTAGGCGGCTAGGCTAGCGATTGTATTTGTTGCGTCCTGCGTACAACCCCAACAACAACCAGTGCAGGAAAGACCGACCCGATGGCGTTCGAGCTATACGACTATCAAGATCGTTCACTCGCGCAAGTTAGAGAAGCCTACAGCCAGAAACATCGCAGGATCATGTTACAGTTGCCGACCGGGGCCGGTAAGACGGTGGTGGCGGCGGCGATGACTGGCACGGCGCGGCGCAAGAACAAGAAAGTCCTGTTTACGGTCCCGTTCATCGAGCTAGTAGATCAGACCATTGAGCGGTTTGCCGAGGACGGCATTACCGACATAGGCGTCATCCAGGGCAAGAACCGGCTTGAGGATTGGGATCAGCCGATCCAGATCGCCAGCGTTCAGACCTTGATGAAACGGTGGCCCAATCTACCGGAGTATGACGTTGCGATCGTGGACGAGGCGCACCGCTGGTACAAGTTTTATGAGAAGTGGATGGAGGCCGACGAGTACCTAGACCGGCCGATCATCGGGTTGAGTGCAACGCCGTGGTCGAAGGGTTTGGGGCGGTGGTATAGCAAGCTCATTCGCCCGGTCAGCATGCAGGATCTGATTGATGCGGGGCGGCTAAGTCCGTTCCGGGTTTTCGCGCCGACGCATCCCGACCTCAAGGACGTAAAGATTAGCTGCGGCGATTACCATGAGGGTGAATTGTCGGAGTACATGCGTAAGCCGGATTTGATTGGCGATGTGGTTCAGACATGGGAGGACAGCGCACAGGACCGGCAGACGCTAGTGTTCGCGGTAGACAGTGCACACGCCCGGGTGCTGACGCAGCAATTCCTCGACAAGGGCATACCGACGGCGCGGGTTTACTCTGATTGCGACGGCCACCATCAGGATGCGGGCGAGCGGCGAGAGATCAGGGCGGCGTTCGCGGCCGGTAGTATCAAGGTTGTGGTGAATGTCGGGGTACTGACGCACGGGGTAGATTGGGACGTTCGGTGCCTACAGATAGCGCGGCCGACTAAGAGTGAAATCCTCCATGTACAGATTATCGGGCGGGCGCTACGGACGGCACCCGGCAAGGATTACGCGCTGCTGTTAGATCACAGCGACAATCATCTACGGCTCGGGTTCGTGACCGACATTCATCATGAACAGCTAAGTGACGGGCGGCAGGCTACGCAGAAGGAAGCTAAGGCCGCGCTACCGCCGCCGCTGACGCCGAAAGAGTGCGTCAAGTGCAAGGTATTAAAGCCGCCGCGTACGCCTAAGTGTCCGGTGTGCGGCTACATCAACCAAGTGCTGTGCACGATCAGAACGGCCGAAGGTACGCTCAAGGAAATTTCTGAGGGTGAATTTGAGGCGATCCGTAAGCGGATGCAGCAGGAGCGCAAACAGACCGGGCTGCTCGATACCGAATACCCCCGGATGGTGTACGCGCAGCTACGCTGGGTCTGCCGCGAGCGCGGCTATAAGCCGGGGTGGTCATCCAATAAGCACCGCGAGAAGTACGGCGAGTGGCCGCCCCGGGCATGGAATAGCGACCCGCTCTTTGAGCCGACGCGCGGGCTGATGAAGTGGTTGAATGCCTCACAGTTTAGGTTCGTGAAGGGCTACCACTGATGACCGACCATCCCGGTTGTGCCTGCTGGTGCTGCCTACGCGAGACGCGGCGCATGGCCGTGGTATTACTATCGGTCTGGCGGCTACAGCGTGATAGAGTAGCGGAAGTGTTGGAACTAGATCGGCAGTTCGCGCGCTTGACAGATCAGGCGAGCGGGCGCGAAGTTTAACCGGGCCAACCACAGGAGAGCGCGATGGCGGAAGAGCAGCAGGGTCAGCGAACGGCGCGTGTCGGCGCTGGTGGTGTTCTCATTGTCGATCCAGAGATCAAAGCCCCTGACGTCAGGCCGCCGGATCTTGGCGCGCCGATGGTTCACCGTGAGCTCCAGTCGCTGGTGTCGGTAGATGAGGGCGATGGTGACCGGCCATCGCCGGTATTCTCGCGGCCGTTCGGATCAGAGCCGCGTAACGTCAATCCGGACACCGGGCAGACGGTGCCGCCCTCGGAAGAGCAGGAGAAAGAGATCCTCGATCAGCGCGCGCTGCGTACCGCTATTGCCGAGGCGCGCAATGAGATCAGCGACAAGCAGCTCAAGGACAAGAAGCAGGCGGCGACGCCTGAAGTGAAGGACGAGCATCGCGAGGCCGCACGGAAGGCGGTCGAGGAAGAACAGAAGAAAACCGAGGAAGAGCGCAAGGCCAATGAGCAGAGCCGCAAGAGCGCCGTCGAGGAAGCGACAGAGGCACAGAAACGCGCGGATTTCCCGGGCGTTGTAGTGCCAACGGCTTCGTCGGGTGCGCCGCGCCCGGCGTCGGGCGGTGAGCATCCGTCACCACAGACGCAGGCCGAAGCACAGCAGAGGCGGCGTCGCACCTAGGGAGTAGGAACATGGCCACTAAGCCGAAGAAACCGGAAGACGATGAGGATGACCAGCAGCAGCCCCCGCCCCAGCCACACCCTGAACCGGGACAGCAGCAGCATGAGGAAGATGACGACAAACCGGCACCCCGGCGAGGCGTTGGGGCAGACGGTCAGCCCTAACCGGCTGAAGGAGCTAATAGGCTATGCGAAGCGGCGGCTGCGTCAGGAAATGGCGCAGTCGTCGGCCATTCGCGACATGCCGGTAACGGAGGCTGACCGTGGCATCAAAGCGCAAGCTGCTAAAAAAGAAACGTCCCGCTAGCAACAAAAAGCGGGATGTGAAGTTACATCGACGCGAGCCACCCAGAAAAGCTCGTAATGCGGAGCGGCGCGATCCCCCTCCTCCCCCTGCCGCTCCGCATCCTCCTCTGCATGAACCGGCGGTAACCGACATCCTCGATGATCCGAGCAAGGATCAGCGTGGCAAATGAGTGTTGCCTTCGATGTCACTGATATCACCAAGTGGGCGAAGACGTTTGAGCTAGCGCCGAAGCAGCACGGGCTAGCGGTCATGCGCGCGGTCAATTACGTCGGCGCGCGGGTCACGACCAAGGTGCAGCGTGAGATCGCCAAGCAGAGCGGGCTACAATACGGCCGGGTGAGTAGCGCGCTAAAGATCACGCGGGCGACGGTAGCGAAGCCGGTCTTTGAGATTAACGCTAAGGGCGGGTTCTTTAGCCTACGGGCCTTTGCGGCACGGCAGACCAAGGGCGGCGTCAGTGCGCGGCCGTGGGGCAAGCGGCGGGTATTCCCGAACACGTTTATCATCGACAAGCTCGGCGGTCAGGTATTCAAGCGCACCGCCGAGGGCCGACTGAAAAAACTGTGGGGCCCAGCGATCCCGGCAGAGATGATGCGCGATAGG